GTTGCATTGTATTTTTTACCAGCAACACTGTGAATGTTACGAATAAAATCAACAGTATCGTTTATGGCTTTTTTACTAATTTGAGGGTCGCCAAATAGGTTCGATTTAATCTTTGTTTCCCATCGGGTAAACAAGGGATCAACTTGACTATACAACTCTTGCTCCCCTAGCGTTACCTGGCTTGGGTCAATCGTCTTTTGAGCCATTGCAATAAGTTTTTGAATGTCTCCAATAGGAGGTTTTTCCTTTTTCGCAATGTTTTCAGCGGTCTTCAAAATGCTATCAATTCGTTCATATTCTTTTGCAATGGCGGTATCTGCAAGTTCTTTACCAGCTTCACGAGTGATGCGTTTTTTGTCTTTAGTTTGTTCTGCTTCAAACCGTCTGTTTTGAGTCCAAAGCTCAAGGTCACGCTGTTGCCGGACAATACGATTTTGTTTTTGTTCGTATTCTTTTGGCGATAATAATGTTGCGTCAGACTCAGTTAGTTGCTCTACCTGCGGAGGAGTTGCAGCAGTCAAAGTGTCAACTGATGCCTCTGGAAGTTTTGCTGTAGCTGGCAACGGCGTAGTAACTTCCGCTAACGTTTCCGCAGCAGTTGGTACAGCGCTAGGCTTTGCTTCAGTTACACCTTTTTGTAGGAACTGTCGTTGAAACTCTGCGGGACTAACTAGTCCACCTTGAAGGGCAGCCAACATCATTTTGCTAGGTGCTTCAGCTTCAGCTTCCGCTTGCTTCTGTTGTCGTAAGGCTTGCACTAATCTTTCTTGCCCAAGCAATTGAGTGTTTAAGCCAAGCAATTTACTTTGCATAAGAGCATCAGGAGTGCTTTCTATAATTCCCAATCGCTCTTGTGGTGTTGCAGCTCCTAAAAGGGAAGTTCCTAATCGAGCAGCTTGTAATGATTGATCGGCAGCCTGTTGTCTAGCTTGATAGCCAAGCAATGAGGATATCAACGTTCCACCCAAAGCAATGCCTATAGCCTGACCAGTGCTTCCATAAGGATTGATAAGATTAGGTGTCGCAGAAGCTATGGTACTTGCAGCTGTACCGTATGGTGTTTCATACGGACTATATTGCAGTCCACTCAGTGCGCTATATAAGTCTTCTCCAGCCATATTAGCTTCCTACTTTTCTGCCTAAATTCTGACCAAATCCCTGCCCAAAACCAGCAGCTAGACCTTGAGCACCAGCAGCCCATGGATTTACCTGCGGTTGTTGGTTGTAACCCTGTTGTAATGTTCCAAGCAGATATTGCCCGTAATAGTCTGGGGCTGCTCCACCTCCACCACCACCACGTGGAGTCTTAGCTATTTGCTCAAGAGCGTATTTTTGCTGTTGTGCAGCAAGTGCTTTTTGTTGCTCAAATTGTTGCTGTTGTGTCTGTCCAGCAAACCTTTGCTGTTGTTGTAACATGTATGGGTCCATATATTGACCAGCAACTTGACCAGGCAATAAAGCTGTACCAGTTGCTTGTCCGTATATCTGCTGTTGTACGCCCTGTGCTGCGTTCTCTGCCGCACTTAAAGCCTCTTGGCGAGCTAGGTCTTGCCGTTCAGTCACCTGTTTTCTAAGAGCCCTGGCAGCTTCACCAGCTGGGTCTAGGCCACGCTCTGCAATTGACCGCTCTAGTTCTTGAGTTTGTCTACCAAACTCTTCCACGTTGCGACGCTCAAACTGACCAAGTACGTTCTGTCGGGCTCGTTCCATTTCTTGAGAGTAAACTGGCTCATATTGAGACTGAAAAGTACGAGGATCGAACTGTTTGGCGTAACCAGACATTTGCTCAAATACGTCACCGCCAGCTTGCGCTACTCGTTCTTCTTGAGATGGTGGAAGTGGAGGTGTTTCAACACTCTTAGCTACATACCCAGACTTTTTAATTTGTCCTTTCAATCTTTTAATTTCTGGATCGTTAGGTCGTACACGCTCAAGATATCTGACACGAGTACTGGCACGAGCAGCATCAAAGGGTGCTGGCGTTTTAACACTAGGATCCTTAGTCAATGCGCCTTTACTCGTTTTCTTTTGTGCCATAACTATACCTGCCCACCCATATCGAATCGTATTTCAAAGCCTAGTATTTGCAAAGTTGAGTTTTTAATGGACCCGCCAAAACGAACCGCTGCACAATGCCCTTGGCCTTTAACAGCAAATCGGTCAAATACATATTCTACATCTGCTGACCAAGTACTACCCCAAGGCGTATAGGTAGGAGATCCACCAGTGCTACCCCACGGAGTAAACGTACCGCTTGGTGTAACTACGCTTGTAATTGTTTGGGCTCGCTTAAAGTCAGTATCAAGTCCCAAAGACAAAGTAATGCCACGTTTGGTCCGCATTAATGGACGGATATCCTTAAATGCTTTGTAGTTGCCACGAGAATTATAGAAGCTAAACGCAGACCTTCCAGCAAAAGCAATGCTTTGACTTGTGGTAGAGGTAATGGCATCAGCTTGACCTGTTTCACCTTTCCACACGATGCCTAAAGACGAGCAATAAAAGGGCAAGTCTTGAAATATACAGCTAGACAAAGCGTGGTTATCGTCAAAAAGCTGAAAGACCGTCCAGCCTTTTGTATCAATACTGTAAACTAAAAACTTACAACCACTGCCACTGACTGGCACAGAAATATAAATACGTCGGCCTTGCGGCCAAAAGAAGCCAGTCCATTCATGGTCAAATGGAGTAGTAAGAGCATAATCCGTAATAAGAGGATTGATTTTAGCACTTACAATATTTAATGCCGCTTCTGGATCCGATTGTAACAACCCTGACAGTGGCACTAATCCTTGGGCAGTAATTACCCAAACATCGTTGTTATAACGGATAAATGCTCGGTAGCCAACTGGCTTGCCTATGTAGTATCGAGCGGTAAGACCCCAGGTAGAAGGGTCGCCGGCATAATTACCGCTATAAAAAACTATCTCACCTTCTGAGCTACAAGCATAAAAGTAATCTTGTGCTGCTACATTGTTAGTTTGGCTGAAACTACCAATACCAACGAGAAAACCACCACGATTAAATACATACTGAAAATCAAATGATGTAAGAGCTGGGGTGCCTGCTGTTCCAGTGACCTGTAATCCACCATACCAAACCTTAGAACTAGTAGCCTGCACAAAGTATAATCGTTCTTTGTGAGCTGTAACGTTTATCAATGTAGTTAGTGTTGGACCTGTAAATGTAATTGCACTGACATTGCCAACGCCAGTATAGACAAGTGGAGTGTCTACACCGTTGCACAAATACAGATTGTTTGCGTATGTAACAGACTGCCAATCACCGTTGGTGATAACAGCAGCTCCCGTAATATCTGATACAGTGCCAGAAGAATTAATCGAATAAAGCTTAGAAGCTGTGCCCACAATTAGTTGGCTACTTCCATTGGCTAAATTTAACGATTGAGCAAACTTAATTGCTGCTGACGATAATGTATCTGCAAATTGAGTGTATCCAAGTCGTACTGTAGGCGCACTAGCTCCAGGAAATACGTTTACAAGTTCCAGTGCATAAGCTGGATCCATGTTGTCTATTGGACTTACTAGATCCAACCCACCGTATGGTGGCGACATTGTATAACCTTCAAAAGCCATTATTATCCTTGCCGGCTCTGATACATTGACGGATTAAACTGCGGTGCTGGTTGCATCTGCTGTGCTTGCTGCGCTTGTTGCAATTGATTTATGTACTGCTGGATCTGCTCGCCAGACATATTTGATATTTGACTTAAATCAAGTTGTTGCTGTTGAGGCATACTTTGATTTTGATACGGCGCACGAATGTTAATTGGATTCTGATACATCCAAGGCTTTTGCATATCCAAAGATGCCGGACCTTTTGGCATAAAAGCACCTTGAGCTGCCCCAGCCATTGCATCACGCATAGAGTTTTCAAATCCAGGTGGTATTTGTCCAACTTGAGTTTGTGTCAAAGGCGGTGCCATCTGTGGTCTTGCTTGCGGCAAAGTTGCAGAAGGACGTTGTGAAGGTTGCGACATTGGCTGTTGCAAACTGCGTACAAGCTGATCCGATGGAGCACGATAAATACCAGGGCTTACACGCATAGCCGATGGTGGTGGTGACGTATATTTTCCAGTACGCTCATCAAAGTTTGGAGAACCACCGGCATACACTCTGCCACCAGTTTTAGGACTTTTTGTCATTGCGCCTTTAGCCATATTACTTTCCTTTCCCTGCTTTGTAATTTGCACTTAGTGACTCTCTAACCGTCTTAGCTGGCCCCACACGTCCTTTATCATTCATGTACATGCCAGGCGAGACTCGGACTACTTGTCCCTTTGGTGGCCGTTGTACTGGCGCTATTGGACCCTGTACGCCAACGCCAGCCTGCTTAGCAAAAGTGGATTTACGAAGCATAGCTTGTATGTTGTTCAATACGTCTTGCTCTGATTTGGCATTTGACGTAGCAGCGTTTACAAGCATTCCCGTGTACTGCTCGGGCTTAACACTTTTTGGCGCTTCTGCGTAAATGTTGCGGATCATTGGGTCGATTTGATCCGTAGCAAACTTGGCAAGTGGATTGCTGAAATCAACATCCCACGCTTGTCGTGTTGTTTTTCCATCAATGTTTTCGCCAACGTTTGTGTAGCGAGTTTTGCCATCAAGTCCGATGTTAAACTTTGAGCCATCGGCAAGACTAACTTGGTAATTTTTATCAGCAACGCCTGTTTCTTTTAGCACTCCACGGAAATCATCACGCATCAGTTGCGCATCTGATTTGCCGGTGGTCATCATCTTGCCAATGGATCGTTTGCCCATCAAACGCAAAGCAAGATTTGGTAGGCCACCTAAACCGCCTGTCCCAACAGCAAGGCCAGTATTTATATAATCTTCTCTAGTGCCTCTTCCACGCACAATATCCTTCATGCCGCCTTCCCATAATTGGTTCAGGCCAATAGCTCCAGCAGCGGCAATCCCTGCGATGGGTAAAGCACCAAGGGCAGCAGGCCCACCAGTAGTGGTCGCACTTAATAATGTTGGGGTAGCGACAGTTCCAGCACCCGCTGCACCAGTTGCTCCAGCACCAGTAGTGCCCAACACAGTTGGCGCAATGGCACTTGTGCCACTACGTAGAAGTTGACTTGTAAGATATCCAGCGCCAATTGTTCCTGCTAATGCTCCACCAGTTTGAGCAAGACCAGCCGTTTGAGCTTGAGAAGCCCTATCCTTTGCTTGCTCTTGTGGAGTCTTTGGCATACCAAATCGCTGTGTCACCATTTGATACACCTGTTGTGGTGGCAGTCCTTGTGTGCGTAGGTAGGCAATGTACGCATTCGGGTCTTTATAAGTCAGCTCTGGATCGCTCTTAAATGTTGTTGGTCCTGCAATAGCCATTATATCCACGTTCCAAATACAGCGGTTCCACTTCTAGCAAAGAGTTCAGCACGAGTATGACCACCAGCATATATAATTTTGCCAGGGTTATCTCGGCTGTACTCTTCATGTAATTGCGTCAGAAATTTCTGTTGAATGGTAGTCAGTCCATGTATCTCAGCAAAGCGCTCGAGCACTCCTTGCTCAACTAACTTCTCG